CACGCAGTCGTCGGGAACGCTCACTCTCGCCGCAAGCGACCTGGTTCTTACTGCATCGGGCGCGGTCGGGCCGTTCCGCTATGTCTATGTCTACAACGACACCCCGACATCTCCGGCTGATCCGCTCATCGGTTATTGGGATTACGGCTCGTCGATCAGCCTTGCCAGTGGCGAGACGTTCACGATCGACCTTCCGGGCAATATCCTGACGGTCGCCTAAGCCCGCACTGGAGGGCTTAGGCATGGCTCTTGCCCGCACCAGTATCGGGACGTTTCTGTCGAGTGCTTCGGCAGTATCACCCAAACCTGGGGCTGGGGCTGCCCCAGGAAATCTCGGCATTATCATTGTCGAGACCGCGCACCAAAGTTCATCATGCAGCTGGGGCGCGATCACTACCAACTTCGGGTTCGGGACGGCAGGGGCCGCCGGAGCTACGCAAGGAGACATCTACTACAACACCGGCATCTCCAGCACGGACATCAGTTCGGGCGTTAGTGTCGGCGACAGCGGGGATCACCAAGGGGCGATCTTCCTAACCTATTCGGGCCACAATACGACGACGCCCTATGTCTACGGCGGCGGACATCAGGCGTCGACTGCAACCACTTCGGTCACAACTGCAACGCTCGCAGCTTCCGATGTCAAGGCTGGGGATATTCTGCTGTGTGTGATCGTCACTGATCGCGACAGCAACACGACTTCGACCAACACCTCAGGTGCATGGGCGGGGATCACCGGGATACCTGCCGGTTCGTTCATCGTTAACGAGAGCACCGCTACCGGCGCGGGTGGCGGGATCATTGTCAACGAGCTGGTGGTTGGCGCGGACGCGACGGGAACGGTCAGCTTCTCGTGCTCGATTACCAGTTCGGCGTACGTATCCTACCTGTTCGTCATCAAGCAGACGGCGGCTTCAAATACGCTCACCGCTTCGAGCGGATCGTTTACTGAAACCGGAAGCGCTGCGACACTAAAAACGGCACGGCTTCTCACTGCGTCTGCGGCCTCCTATGCGCTGAGCGGCTCCGCTGGGACGCTAAAGGTGACAATGCCTGCTTCGGCGGGCTCTTTCTCCCTGACTGGCGCAGCACCGTCACTGCTCTACAAGCGGATATTTACCTCATCTGCCGGCTCATACGTCCTGAGCGGATCGGCTGCGACACTCAACAAGGGGTTCAGACTAACCGCTTCAGCAGCCTCGTTCGCTCTAACCGGCTCGGCGGCAACGTTCACGACCCAACGCAAGCTGACGGCATCGGCTGCAAACTATACGTTGGCCGGAGCTGCGGTCACGCTTCGAGTTACGATCAACACAGCGAGCGGAAGCTTTACACTTTCGGGATCGGCGGCTTCGCTACTCAAGGGGACAAAGCTCGCCGCGTCTGCGGGCTCTTTCACGCTTTCCGGCGCGACAGCCGCCTTGCTGCGTGGTCGTGTGCTCGCCGCGTCCGCTGGGGCATATGCGCTCACCGGAAAGCCAGCGAACCTCCTGCGCGGCATCAGGCTAAGCGCATCGGCTGGCTCGTTTGCCGAAACCGGCGCGAGCGCCACGCTCACCAAGGCGGGGCCGGCAAGCTTCACACTCACGGCGTCATCAGGTGCATTCGCGTTCAGTGGCTCTGCCGCTTCTCTGCTTCGATTGCTGAGGCTCACGGCTAGTCATGCAAGCTATATCCTGACTGGTTTCGTGGCCGATGGTGTTGCAGCTCGCCGGTTGTCGGCGAGCGTTGGTGATTTTGTGATCATCGGGCAGGATGCGGCGCTCACCGAGTTCAGTCCCAACGCTAAGACCTACCCGCTTGCGGGCATCGTCCAGACCTATCCCGGCACATCGCAAACCTATGTGACGCTACCGCCTCAGACCTATCCTTCCGCTGGCTCTCAAACCTACCCGTTAGAGGGCGAGAGCCAGGATTATCCTCTGAGAGGAACTGGCTAGGTGGGATTGGTTGTAGAAGATGGCACGGGGCTGGCGAACGCGGAGAGCTTTATCTCCGTCGCCGACGCCGATGCGCGCCTCGATGCCCTCGGCATGACCAACTGGTCGAACTCCGACCCGCCGCTGACCACCACCGAGAAAGAGCAGGCCCTCCGCCGCGCCACGCAATACATGGAGCAGGCATTCAGGGGGCGCTGGGTCGGCGTCCGCCTTCACAAGGATCAAGGCCTGTCGTGGCCGCGCTGGAACGTGATCGTCGACGGCTATCCGGTTGACCCTGATGTAGTTCCGACCGTTGTTGCCAATGCTTGCGCCGATCTCGCGTTCAAGGCCGCATCGGGGGATCTTAACGTCGACCTGACCCGCGCTGTTACTCGCGAGAAGGTTGGCCCGATCGAAACCGAATATGAGCGCTTCTCGCCGCAGGCGACCCGTTACCGCTCGTTGGAGATGGCGCTTGCCCCGTATCTCAAGGGGTCAACCTCCAGCGCCCAACTGGTGCGCGCATGAGCTACGCCCCCACCCAGACCAGCGCAGCGCGGATGATTGCCGACAAGGGGCAGGCGGTAACGCTTACTCCTCCGTCGAACGGCACCTATGATACCGCGACCAGCACGGTAGGCGCAGGATCGGGTTCACCGGTCACCACGACCGGCGTCGTCCTACCCTTGTCACGCGGCCTCATGCACATGGCTGGCACCGATATTCAGGCGGGCGACCAGCGCCTCCTGATCCCCGGCAACGTCGATCAACCATCAATCGACACCAAGGCGACGATTGCCGGGGTAGATTACACGATCAAGGAAGTGTCGCCGCTCAATCCGGGCGGGACTGCGCTGCTGTTCGATTGCGTGATCCGCCGATGAGCAGCTTCTCGGTTCAGCTCCAGCAATTCGCCGACAAGACCAAGGCGCGGTCCAACGACTTCGTTGGGCTGGTCACGGTCAAGATCGCGCGTGAGCTCGACGAGCGTTCGCCCGTGGGTGATGCGACCTATTGGGCGCATCCCGCGCCCAAGGGTTACGTCGGGGGCCGGTTTCGGGGCAACTGGCAGCTTGGCGTCGGTGTCGTTCCTTCGGGAGAGACGGGACGCATCGACCCGTCGGGTTCGGAAACGCTCGGAACGATCATCGCCTCCATCCCGCAGCAAGCGGCGGGTACGGTGATGTATCTCTCGAACAACGTCCCCTATGCCCAGCGCATCGAGGATGGTTGGTCGCGGCAGGCTCCGCAGGGGCTTGTCGGCCTGACCGCGATGAAGTTCCAGCAGATCGTCGACCAAGCGGCGGGAGAGGTTCAGTGAGCCTCCAGGCAATCCGCGCCGTTCTGGAAACGCAGCTCGCGACCGTGAGCGGGCCAGATTATGCGTGGGAGAACAAACCCTACGTCCCGGTAACCGGAACGCCTTACGCGCAGCCCGTCCTGTTGGCGACGACCCCGGCCAATTTGGAAATGGGGCCAGCCTTCACCGAGCAGGGCATTTTCCAGGTCAACGGCTTCTGGCCCAAGGACGCCGGTTCCGCCGATGCGACGGCATGGGCCGAGAGCGTCCGGGACGCCTTTCCCTACGCCACCACGCTTAGCGGCGGCGGCATCACTGTCGACATAATCAACACAACCGAGATCGGCCCCGCCCGGCCCGAGGACGATCGTTTCATGGTGCCGGTCAAGGTCCGTTGGGCCTCTCGAATTGGAGGTTAGGAATGACTGTCGCACAAGGCCTATACAAGAAGCTCGCCTACAAGAAGCAGGTCGGTCTCGGCACCGCTGCATCGGGTTCTGGCGGGCAGCTTCTCCGCCGCGAGACGGCGACGTTCAACAAGATGAACGCCAGCTACTCTTCGGATGAAATCACGTCCTACCAGCAATACACTGGCGACACCTACGGTCCCGGCAAGACGCAGGGCGAGATCAACGGCCTCTTGAGCCCCGGCACCTATGCCGCGCTCTTGGGTTCGCTGAACCGCAAGGACTTTGCTTCGGTCTCGGCGATTACGAGCCTGTCCCTTAGCATTGCCGGGTCGGGACCGTTCACGGTTACTCGCTCAGCGGGTTCGTTTCTGACCGACGGCGTGAAGGCCGGCGACGTGGTTCGCATCACGGCGGGCACCTACACGGGCACCGCCCGCGACCTGAACCTCCTTGTCGTGAGCCTGACCGCAACCGTTTTGACGGTCATTGTGCCCAACGGCAAAACGCTCTCGGCGCAGGGACCGGTAGCGTCCTCGACCGTCACGGTGATGGGCAAGAAGTCGGTTACGCCCGA